TGACCTTTTTGACTGGCCCGAATAATCCTTCGAGTTGTAATCTATGAACTTCGGTTCCATCAAGTGTTCCTGTAGTTCCGATACGAACTGCAGTAGTCTTCATTTTTTCTAGAATGCCTTTTAGTGTTTGTGCTTTGAAGAGGTGTGCCTCGTCTCCGATGACAACATCGAAACTTTCCATGACATTTTTAGGAGCCTTAGCAAATGATTGCCAAGTGGTGATGGTGATGTCCGAATCAAATACAGGCTGACCCGAATAAATTTTACAAATCTCTTCATCATATCCATACTCCTCAAAGTCTTTCGCCATTTGTTCTACTAATGAAGTAGTAGGAACGATGATAATTGTTTTACAGTTTGGTAGAGACATTTCTCCCTCAAACCATCTACATATCATATATATGATTAATGACTTCCCACTTGCAGTAGGTGAGAGTAATAATTGTCTACCGTATTGCACTGCAGTCTTGAATGCATCTATCTGATAATCACGTGGTTGAAATGGAAGACCTAAGCCTGGAATTAAGTCGTCACCATTAATAAAGAAATCAACATCCTCATCTGACATTCTGTTTTTATCACCGATAACATCTTCAATACCCTCGAAGTTATATCCTCTTTCTCTACAAAATGCATCTACGTATGGTAAGAGACCAATGTAAATTTTATTTGTTTTAATTGAAAAGAGTCTTACCTTACCATCCCAAAACTTATTCTTGTAGGAAGGCATGAACTTTGCATTCGGAACTGTATAAGAAAAGAAATCATGTAAGTCTCTTGCAAGTCCACTGTCACAATGAACTTTCATAAAGACTTCATCTATTTTTGATACTCTAACTGTTTCAGACATAAGGGTGACCCACACACCAACTGACTAGTGATTTACGAGTTCCTTTTAACACGGGGGTCACTTGGTGATAAAGGAATGATGGAAATACAATCATAGAACCAATCTCCTTGGATGAGAAAGGTATGCTTCTTACAGAGTCTTCTAAATCGACTTTATAGTTTGATTGCATTTTATTGAATTCGTTATGTGGTTCTAACCATTGAAAGTGTCCACCTTCATATTCATCAGGGTTAGATAATTGTATTGAGAAGGATAACTTACGATGCATTCCGTTAGGATACACACCATCACCAGCATCAGTGTGCCAAGTGTAAAAGTCTCCCTTCTTCTTTGGTTGTTCGTTATAGATAGTGTATTGTAGGTTTTCTATGTATTCAAAGGAATGACCCCATGCACACTCTTGTTTTGCAAGATTAACACCTTCCCATATTTTCTCAACTAACCATGGAAGTTGTTCGAATTTTCCTTGATGTTCAAACCATTTAACTTGAGACTGTCTAATTTCGTCATTCTTATTACCAGTCTCATCTTGATTCCCATCAGGGTCTACATCAATATTACCAGTCAACCCTTCTTGTAAAGGAGTGATTTCTGCAATACGATGAATCTCGTTTACTTCATGTTGAGTAAAAAAGTTTGTAGCCTGCCAAACGTAATTTTTTAATATCATTATTGTCCTGCCATGAATTTTCTCCAATCAATCGTGTTCTTGATTGTTTGGTGTCTCCATGTAATATTCTGCATACACTCTTTAAGAAAGTCTACAGTAATTTTAAGGTAATCAATTTTTGCTTTGAGTGTTTGTAGGTCTTTGTCTGAGTTATAGAATACAGACATATCATTCTTCATGATTTTAAGTCCATCAAACGGGTCGTGACTCCAACCTAATTCATTGATTCGGTCTTCATCCATTTTACCATTATACCACATCCACTTATCTTTAAGTAAATCATCATACATCATTTCGTGTTTTCTAAGCACGAGTAATTTACTAGTTAAATAATCTTGGTATTTTGCATGGAGTTTAGGGACTTCAAGAGATGCATTATCTAATTCGATATCGTCAATCTCACAATCCTTTTCCCACTGTTCTTTCAATTCATCTAAAGTCATAATATACCATTATACCATATCTAAAGGTATTTAGTAAGGGGATTTAAGAGGTAGTTTCTATGTCGAAATATGTGAATCTAAAGGATATATCACACGTAATAGGTTGTCCATCAGCACCTGATTGAAATTGTATTTCACCCAATGATGTAGGGAAACAATCATAGAACTTGAAGAATCTATTTGGAATGTTTTTATTTGTGTTCACTACAAGTGTAATCTGAGAGTATTCTGCAAGAGCATTATTGATAGATGACAACTCACCAGTAGAAATTCTTTGAGAATCGGTTATAGTTGCATAGTCTGAACCATCTTTAATAGGAAGAATTGCATCCATCCAATCATACATCTCTTTGTAGTTTTGCATATCTTCATCAACTAAGAATGTTACATTCATAGTTCCAAACTCTATTTTATCGCCTGGAAAATATGCATCTACACCAACTCTAGATGGCATGACTGTTTCTGCAAAAGTCATACTTGGAATAGTTACAGATTGACAAAAGTATTCCACTGTAGGAACTTTATCAATCAATAATCTAAAGTTATTTGCATTTAGAATTGATTTGTTTATTGTTGTTTCAGTCAAGTTTTAATACTCTCTTTGTTGATGTGGTATCAAAGTAATCATCACCTCTATACTCTCTTGTGACCGTTTCTTCACAAAGATAACCGTCTTTTTGATATAAAGTGATAATCTTTCTATTGATTAACCCTTCTCTTAATTCTTGACCATCAGGGAATACACTTCTCTCCCATGGGCCTTCTAACACTTTCACTGTTTTTTCATAATCTGTCATAGTTTATTCCTAATTGTGTAGAGTGAATAATTTCACCCTACACTACTATTTATGTTATTTCTCGTTTACAAATTCGTTTAACTGTCTTGCAATTGAAATAACTTCCTCTGTAGACACAAATTGGTCACCATAAGGTTTTCTATCGTTTGGGAAGTTATTGTTGTGTTCAACAACTGCTTCATTGTTACGATAGATATTACCTTCCAGTAATCCTTGTGCTTGGTTTAGTAAGTCGGCTCTGATTTCGAACCCTGATTTTCCATTTGACATAATTTCCTCCTTGTGTGTATGTGTGTTAATGTCCTTATATTTAGTGTTAAAAACTTGACAATAATACATACTTTTTTGTATAATTATAGAGTAGGAAGTCGAGACGGAAGTTAGATGGTTGTGAGAGGTTGTTCCGTATAGACAAGGTGTTCCACAATGTTAAAGTCAATTAAGACGTGGCATATAATCGTGAGTTGTGGATAGAAACCGAACAGAGAAGCACTTGAAATTTTTGACGAATTGGGATGGTGTGGTAAACGAACTTCCGTATGGTCGCTACCTATCGACCTTAATAAAATTGGGGTAAGGCCTCATGTAAAGGACACGGTGTAAAGAATAGGGTATTCCCTAGACATTGAACGATTAAAGTCAAGATAAAAAAAGGGGTCTAAAAAGACCCCTTTTAAATGAACTACTAAATTCTTATAGAATGTTAGAAACTGCCATTTTTCTGAAGTACTGGTTAGTACCTGCAGAAGCAAGACCGTTTGCAGGTGTTGAACCAACAAATGGATTACTTACCATACCATATCTAGTTTTGAAACCGATTTTTGGTTGGAAAGTGTTCTCACCAACTGCACGAACCATTTGTAATGGAACGTATGGGCAATAGAATAAACCAGCGTCATAAGGATTAGAACCTCTATAACCAACAGTCATATAGTCTGATGATGCATAAGGGTCGATGTATACCTTAACTCTTCCGTTTAATAAACCAGCAAAAGTATTACCAGTGTCATCAACGTTTAAGTTTGTTGAAAGAGCAGGTGTGTAATCTAATACACCAGCCATTGACAATGCAGAAGCAACGTCTGAAGAACAAAGGATAAAGTTTCCTTTTCCTCTTCTTGTTTCTTTAGCGATTGTGTTTGATTCTCTTTCGATTTGGAATAACAATCCTTTGAACTTTTCAACAGACCATCTACCGTTAGCGTCAACGTCTAAGTTAAATGTACCAGCTGAAGCTGTTGCAGCTGCACCTGTTTTAGCTTGGTTGTTAACACCTCTGATTACTTC